TCAACACTGGAGCCGTAATATTCTTGCCAGTCTGAATCAATTTTGCTGCGGACTTTTTTCTTTTTCTTGGTGCCGTTCTTTAACTTTACAGTCTTGTAGGTCGTTTTACTAAATTTTGCTAATTTTTTGCCAATATATTGGCGCCCGGTAACTATATTAGTGATGTTATAAACAAAACCAATACAGTCATCGGGTAATTCATTTACAACTTGACCTTGATAAGTCCAAGTCATTAATTACTTTGCTGCCTTGGCTTCCTTGCGAGCATTTTTTTCAGCAGTGATTTCATTGCGGCGAGCTTTAACTAGCTTGCCTAATTCTGCCAATGCTTTTCTTGATCGTGTGCCAGCAGCAGCATTGCCACCTGTAAATTTAGCATCTTCTGCTAGAAATTCTGCAAATTGTGCTTGTAATTGTTCATTAATTGTTGTCATTTTGTTGTTTCCTTAATTGTTTAGCTTCTTTTTTAGCAGCTATTAGTTTTTTCTTTTCTTTAACCTTAACCGCCATTTCTTTACGAATTGATTGGTTATTCTTTTTAATTTCACGTATTAATTTACCTAACTGCATTAGTGTCTTAATAAGATCCATTTGCGTATACGCAGTTGGTCTCTCCAAAAACCTAATATGATAATTGTGATAATCAAATAAAAGTTTTAAGAGTTTTTCATGTAATTCTACATACTTGTTTATCATTATGCCTCTACGAAGTCCACATCGTTTGAGTAAGAAGTAAAACTGTTTTCTTTTACAACACGTAACACATTGTTAACTCGACCAATTAATTCTTCTTTGTGACTTATTAAATATATATTCTTACTGCGTTCACGGGCCATCTTTTTTAGAACAGCCAGTCCAGATTCTACTCCAGCTGCATCCATACCTGCATCCATTAGCTCGTCTACAAACAATAAATTGATACTTTGATACAAGTTCTCCCAAACATCACGGAATGCAAAACTCATTGATAGTATTAATCGATTACGTTCACCACGAGATAAATTATCAAAATCTAATTCTTGACCATAGTGAGTAATTTCAACAGTAAGATCATTTTGAAATGTAACAGTGTGTGGCAATCCTAACTTGTCAATATAGTAGCCTAGTCTCTTGTTTAAGTAACTTAAATTCTGATCAATAATTTTTTTGCGGATAAAACTGTCTTTGTTAGTTAACAATTTGAGTAAAAACTCTTGATGATCTCTTATTTTGGCCAATTCGTTTACTGTATCCCAAGAAACTTCTTGAAGTGCAGTTTTACGAAGTTCTTGTATTTGTTCTTCGTAGGGATTGGTTTCTTCTGATTTTGCAAAAAGCGATCTCTCAAGGCTTTCTAAATTATTTTTATGTCCTAGTGCTGCTGCTTCAGTATCGTAAAATGTCAACGGTCTACGTAGCATTTCTCCTGTGCCTAGCTCGTCTACAATTTTTTTCAAATCCTGTGATACTTTATCAAAATATTTCATTGATTCATCTAGATGTTGAACCGCAAGATTAGTCATTTCTTCATGTTTGTGATCGTGTAACTCTTGTTCACAGGCATGACATGTTTTATTTCCTAGGCTTGCTAGTTCTTTCTCGTATTTTTTAACAGTTCGTTCGGCCTGCCCTAACGCAGATTCTAAAGTTGCTCGTTGTTTGTTCAAATTTTGAATCTTAATATTGTGATCAGACCATGCTTTAAGCTCAACATGCAGTGCTAATTCGTTTTCGATATCGACATTTGTTAACTGCATTATAGAATTAGCCAGACTTTCTAAGTCAGTGTCCTTCTTAGCATCCCATGCTCGACTTCTTAACACCAAAGTATCGATGCTTTTTTGAACATTATCGTTGGCTTTCTTAATACTTTCAATCTGCATAGTCTCTACTTGCACCGCATCTCGCGTTTCTTTTGCGGAAATTTTTAGTGCTTCTGCTTTTTCTGAAAGTAAGGTAATGCCTAATAACTGCTCGATGACTTCTCTCTGATCAGCTGCTCGCATACTCAAGAATGGTTCTGTATAAGTGTTTAGTGCAACTAGATGTCTAAACATAGTATGACTCATACCCAATAGAGTGTCAATAAATTTTTGAGTTTCTCTGCTATCACCTTGCGCATCATCTTCGGCTTTCTCATCTTTTTGTTCTTGATCATTAACAAAAAGTTTAAGCACATTGGGCTTACGTCCTCTTTCAATACGATATTTGATACCGCTCTTCTCAAATTCAACAGTGACTAACATGCCTTTGCCGTTAATTTTATTGATTAAGTTTTCTTTTTTAATATTTGTCAGCGCCTGGCCATAAAGTGCATAACTTAGTGCATTAACAATTGTTGTCTTGCCCGTTCCGTTTCTAGATCCAGTATCATCTCCGCCAAGATCTAAATTGGCACCTAATACTAAGGTAAGATGTTCCTTATCAAAGTCAACCGCCTGTGTTTGATTACCCACAGACATAAAATTTTTCACGGTTATATTTTTTATCTTAAACATTTATAGATTATTGTAAATTTCAAGCAGCATTTTTTGATCAAACTGATCGCTTGTAATTGCTACTAACTGCTCCAACACAATTTGATCAACACTTTCAAAACTTGCGTCCGGTGTATCATCTGTTGTAGTATCTAAACTAATTTTTTCTTGTATTAGACTAATTTCTCTAATATCTTTATTGGCCATGAACGTTTCTTTTAGGAAGTTTGCTTCTTCGTAACTGATATCAATATCAAGATTTACCTTAAGATACATTTTACTTTTGATAATAGTATCTTGTTCATCGATCAGCTTACTGAGCTTAAGAGTTCTAAACTTAGGGCAGTCAGGCCAGTTAATGAATTCTGGTGTTCCGCCCCATTCCATTGTCATCATCCCTCGCTCGTCGTCCCATGTATCTGCAAAGTTGTGCGGAAATGCATTACCGATATAATGAACTTTACCTTGACTTTGACGTTTATGAAAATGACCGCTAAACACATAGTCTTGATGCTGGAAGTGAGAGACTTGTAATTCACCGTGATCTGGCATCTGCACCATGGCATTCATGTAAAACAATGGCAATTCAAAGTGACCAAACATATATTTGCTCTTGGTTTTACTAATATCTTTCCATTCTTCTCCTACTAACCAAGGAACTAGTGTAACATCATCTATAGTTTGAACGCCGCTGACCACAGTGACTCCTGGAATATGTCGGCCAAATGCTGAACTATGAATATCTCTCTTGTCTTTATAGAACAGATCGTGATTGCCAGGAAACCAAAAAAACTGATCAAATGCAGCTCCTAATTTTTCCAGACAACGGATACTTGTATCTAGAGTAATAAGGTTAATAGAATTTCTATTGTGATGCCAGTCACCCATAAAGATTGCTGTTTCACATCCTGCTGACTTTGCTTCTGTAATAAACCAATCAACAAAATCTTCACAATCTTGTAAATGTAGCTGGCTGTTACTTTTTAGGCCCACATGCAAGTCTGTAAAGCAGGCTACTTTTTTAAATAATGACATGTTAATAAGTTGCTAAGTGGGTGTTCCACGCAAGGTGTTGCACTTTCATCCCAACGGATGCAAAAAGTTCTTCTAAACTTTTATTTGAAAACATAGCTACGTGTCCATTTCTTGGAGACAGATACCAATAAGCTGGATCTCTTTTTCCTTGCAAAATGTCATTAACTAGTGTAGTAATAAGAATGCTGCCATTAGGTTTAAGCCATTGCATCATTTCTTTTAGAGTTTCTTTAGGAGTTGGGCTGTGTTCAAGTACCTCAAAAGCAGTAATCATATCAAACTGCTTGTCTGTAGCCCAAGAAACTGGTTTATCCCACATGGGATCCCAGCTTTCTACCTTGTATCCCAGTTTAACTAGCTCTGAACCAAATACTGCAGGTCCTGCTCCGTAGTCTAAAATATCTATATTTTTATTGTATCCTATAGATTTACTAAACCACTCAACATCTCTAAGACTTCGGGCACCTTGATATTCGGGATCAACTAGTAAATAATCATCATTATATATATTATCCTGAAAGTCTTCCTTAGACCAATCGTCAAAATCAGTACTAAACAAATGTCCGCAGTGATTGCATTTAAGATAATAAATGGCAACTCCGCAGTAATCTAAATAAGTTCCGTTTTGTTCTTCGCAGCTTTTATTAAAATCAACAGTTCCCCAAATTGAACTTGAGTGATCACATACTGTACAGTGTTTTTTATATAGTTCCGGATCGTATGGTTTCATTATTGTCTCCTATACTTACTTTAACATAGTAGCCAAATACAATCAAGCCGCTGTATCACTATCTTCTTCAAAATCACTATCTTGGCTCTTGGGCATACGTAGATTTTTATATATTTCAGCCTGCCGGGCAATCTCTTCTGAGAACTCTGCTTTGTTTTGGCGGGTCATACTAGGAGTCAATCCTGCTTCTTCTAGCAGATCATCTCGTATATTTTGACTTTTCTTCTCAATATTCAATATTCTAGTGAACGAATTAGTAACTGCGGCAGTGTAATAGGCAAATGGATTTTCTGATTTACTCTCATCAAATTGTAAACCAATCTGACTTAACTGCAAAATAGCCTGTCCCTTCATCTCATCAATATAAGTGTAACCTCTCCAGTTACTACGTTGGGCATATCTCTCGCTAAGTTTGATATACATCTTGCCTAGATTCTCAGTAATGCGTCCGTGATCTTTACTAAACTTACCTTTTTCTACAGAGCCTTTCCAATGACTCTTACCTACACATTCTAGTTCACCGCTTTCATTAAACTTCCAATGTTGAAAAGGAGGAAAGTTTACTTTTTCGTGCGCATCTGCTGTAGTTTTAGTTGTTTTTTTACGTCCAGGAGCTAAGGGAATATGATCAAATGTCATAATACGTATAACAACATCTGTTTTTGCAACGGTTGTGTAATCTGGTAAGCATTCTGATAGTTTGATCTTCTTATCGCCTGCTAGTCTTGCTTTAGTGAATGCTTCTAGTCCTAGACGTTTTGCCTTGTTACGTTTGGCATCTGCAATTGTTCTAATATTAATTTTATCTAAACTTGTTAGAATAATATCATATTGACTATATTCTGGTTTAGTATAACTGCTAAAACTGCATTTACTTCGGTGTATTTCTGCTAGTAAATCTCTATTATTTAGATATTTTACTTTACGACCGGTGGGGGTTATTGTTACTGTCATTTAGATAATGATCTCCTTTTTATCAGTGTAGCATATTGGCAACACCAATGTCAACCATTTAAGTGCGTATATTATTTATTAGTTAAATAGCATATAAAGGAATAAACATGGCAGATCCATTATTAGAACAAGCCCGATCTTCAGCAATTGCATACACGTCTTTCAATGGCGCACTAACTGCATCTTTAATGGATTTAAGCGCCGCAAAATCTTCAGGTAATCAAACTGATATTCAGAAGTATCAAGTTGAGGTTAATTTATATAAAGAGAAAGCAACAGCAGCAAAAGCTGCTGCTGAAACAGCTTTGGCAGCTGCACAAGGTGTTCCTGGTGCCGACGGTGCTACATTTAGTGCTGAAACTCAAGAAAATAAAGACATATATTCAACTATTAGTTCTGCTATTTCGAGAGAAAACAAATACTTTGAAACAAATTTATCTCAAGCCGACGCTGCGTTAACTGAAGTAACATTACCTAGTGGTGAGATTCCAACTAATCCGTCTCAGACAGACGCCGATACTGCGGCAAAATATGCTGATACTACAAATATAGTACCAACGCTGGATGCAACTAATTTTGTCGCTCAACCGAATATAAGTTTATCAAAGTCAGTAACTTCTCAACCTTCTAGACCTACTGCTGCAACTCCTACTTTCGGAGGAGGTAAAGATCATAGGGTTAGACTAAAAGTTCCTATGTCCTATCTAGTAGGGCAAGCCGCGGGCCCTAATAATACATTAGTTAAATCGCAGGGTATTATATTTCCCTATACTCCTACAATAGGACAAGAATATACTGCAACTTATAATTCAATCTCAGCAACACACTCTAATTATAATCAATATTTTTATAAAAATAGTGCAGTTAGTGCTATCTCTTTAGGTGCTAAATTTACTGTTCAAAATGATTATGAAGCAGAAGTTTATTTTAGTATACTTCATTTGCTCCGTGCATTGACCAAAATGCGTTGGGGAGATGACGAAAATGCAGGAAGTCCTCCTCCTGTTTGTAGATTATTTGCCTATGGTGATGCCATAATGAATAATGTTCCTGTTGCAGTATCATCTGTTAAAGTAGATTTTCCAGAGAATGTTGATTATTTTACTTCTAAATCATTATCTAGTGCACCTGTGCTTTCTACTATTACTATTACACTAACTCCTGTTTACAGCAGAAATGAAATACAACAGTTTACAGTCAGTGATTATCTGAATAATAATATAAGATCTAAAGGTTATCTATAATGTCATCTATATATTCAAAATTAAGTCCTTATTATTCTACACAAATAACGGGTTCCTATCTAGATATTGTTAATCTTAGGAATATACCTAATCAAACAGATGATGTTCAATATACTTTAACTAGTCAATATGAATTTAGACCAGATTTACTAGCATACGATCTATATGGAGATAGCAATTTATGGTGGGTATTTTCTGTTAGAAACAAAGATTTAATTAAAGATCCTATATACGATATGTTTGCAGGGCAGATAATCTATTTGCCAAAATTGTCTACATTAAAAAACTCGTTAGGATTCTAACATGCCAGTTACCAGTTCAAGCACTACTCCACCTAAGGTAGTAAAGTCTAATAAGTCTAATCCACTAAACAATTATAGTTCTTACAATTATATTTTTACTCTAGCTTCTCTACGAAAAGAGGCGTTAAGTGATCCTACATCTTATAGAAGTTCTGAAAATTATTTTGTAATTGCGCGATCTGGAGGTAAAGGCACTAAAGGAATTTCTACAAATGTCTCAGCAATTAATAGAGTTACAGGAACTGAAGTAACAGCTAAAAAAGATCGAGGCGGTAATGTGATTGGTGAAAATATAAAAGACATAATCACGGCAGATACTTCAATCGGTTCTAGTCTTGTGTCTTCATTTAATAAAAATAGTCCAGGCCGATTTGATTTCTTTATTAACAACGTTCGTATTGATACCTTAATGGGTGCTAATGAACAAACTAATTTAAGTGTGGCAACAAAGTTAGAATTTGAAATTTATGAACCCTATAGCATGAGCGGATTTATTGAAGCCTTACAAGTTTCAGCAGTAGCAGCAGGCTACGAATCATATATGAGCACTCCTTATCTTTTTAAGATGGAGTTTATAGGATATCCGGACGGACAAGAGATTGCCGAAACTGCACAAATAGTTCCAAATTCTACAAGATACTTTATTATTAGCTTCACAGGTCTTGATATAGATGTAACCGAAGCAGGTGCAAAATATAAATGTAAATGTGTTCCTTTCAATGAACGAGCATTTGGTACACCTTCTCAATTAACTTCTAGTATAAAGATAAAAGGCAATAATGTTGGAGAATTGTTAACAGATTTTCAAAATGCATTAAACGAATCTTCAAAATCTGATACAGCTAATGAAAGAGATACTAGTCAATCTAACAATTTTAATTCATATGAGATAATAGTTCCAAAAGTTGATCAAACAGGAATAGTCGACAATGAAGAAAACAGAGAAATATTAGATTCTAAAATAGCTGAATTTCTTAAATCAAATGCAGTATATGCGTTTGATGATCCTGCTGAAAGTTCAACTAAGTCTAAAGCTAGTCCAACTACTCCTGTAGTAATGTTTTCTCCCGGAATGAACATACACGAATGTATCATATCAATTGTGTGTAATAGCGAATATCTAAAAAATATTTTAAAAGATCTAAGTAAACCTAACACAAAAACTATTGATCCATACGGAATGGTTAACTATTTTACAGTTAATATAGAAGTGATTGATAAAGGCATAGTTGACAATAAAACAAATAAACCTTTTTATACATACAGATATGTAGTATTGCCATACAAAATTCATTCTACTCGTATACCGTTAATAGCAAATGAAACAATTGATACTAGCAATTTTTTACAAATTGCAAATCGAACCTACAACTATCTGTATACTGGTGCAAATATTGATATTAAAAGTTTTCAATTAAAATTTAATACATTATTTTTTCAAGCTATTCCTAAAGCATTGGGTAATAAACCAGGTAGACCGGCATCTTCAGATTCTGTAGAAAGTCCCGATCCTAGTAAGACTGAGTTGCCCGGCACTTCTGCAGGTGATAGAAAAGATTCTCCGTTAGGAATATCTACAGTTAAACAAGATATAAAACAAACAGATACATTTACTAGTAATCAACCAATCGCTGGACAAAGAAATCAAGCAGATCCATATGACGATCTAGCAAGAAACATGCATCAAGCTATTCTCGAAAACACAGATCAGTGCACTGCCGAAATTGAAATTATTGGGGATCCTTTTTATCTAGTAACTGGCAGCATGGGAAATTATCGACCTAAGGCCAACGAAGATGGTACAGTTGGCGAAGGGGAAGCACCGTATACATCTACGGATGTTATGATTGTTGTAATTTTTAAGAATCCAACAGACATTGATGAAACTACAGGAGAAGCAATATTTGATAATAAAATTACTCCTTACAGCGGTGTATTTAGGGTAATATCAGTTAACAATGCTTTTACTGATGGAATGTTCACACAAAAGTTACATTTAATACGTGTTCCGGGACAATTTCAATTAGATAAAAATATTCCTAAAAAATCAAGAGGTGCAATTTTTAATTCGGTTGCTAATCCTGAACAGGCTAGCACTGAAGTTCCTGTAGAAACTCCCTCAACCTTAAGAGCATCGACTACTAATCTAGCAGCAGAAATTGCTAGCAAAATATTACCGTCAACTGGATTACCGGGATCATTATCAAAATTTGCTAGCAGCTTAGGTGGGACATTAGCAGGTGCAACTGCCGGTATTGCAACAGTAGGCACACTATTAAATTCTGTATCTGGAGGATCGGGATCTGCATTAGCAGGGTTATCAAACATAGATTCTGCTCTTCGATTAACTAATTCAGGTCTGTCTGCGCTATCGACAAATGTTAATAGTGCAGGAGGATCAATTGCTCAGATAACCAACACTGCAAAGTCTGCAGGATTATCTATTAACAGCGCAAATGATCTAGCAAACACTGTCCTTGCATCTAATTTAGGCTCTGCAAGCACCTTAGGTAGTTCGGCAATGTCTGCTGTTACAAATTTAGGAAAAGATTCAGCCGGGTTAGCATCTTCTGTTTCTTCTAAAATCGACGGACTTAACGGTCCGTCGTCTGCATTAGCAAGTCAACTAGGAGTTGACGTTAGCAAACTTGCTGGGCTAAGTCCTGATTTGCAAGCTAAAATAACAGCACAGCTTTCCGATGCTGCTAAATCAATTCCTGACGGAGTTGATTTATCAAGTGCAGTTAAGAAAGGATTAATTGTTAATAATATTCCTACAAATGCATTATCAAATATACCAATAAGCCAACCTGCAGCAATTGCACCCGCTGCCGCCGTTAGTTTGGCAGACTTAAAAGCAATTATTTCTCAAGGCGGATCTATTGCAAATATTCCGGGAGCATCTTCTATTGCTGGAATTGCATCCATACTTCCTGCAACAAAAAATTTAAGTCTGTCTTCATTGCCGGATGCAGGAATGTTATCTGATAAATTTTCTACAGTGCAGTCAGGTCTTTCTAAAATTACTGGTAATATACCTAGTGTAGAAACAGCATTAAATAGTTCATCATCTGCATTTCCTGGAGGATTAAAAACTACTGCTGATTCTGCACTGTCTGTAGTTAATAAATTTGGAAGTAACAGTGCATCTTTAAATAGTCCACTTGATACAATAATGAAAATTAATAGAACATAATTATGGGAATAGAAACAAGACTAATAGGCAGATTACCTAGTCCAGGACCTTACGTGGCTCGGATTACTAATCTAAAAGATACTACACGAATGGGATCATGTGAAGTTGTTATTGAAAAAGGTGCACCTATTGGTAATGCTTTTTCTGACTCACAAGTATATCCTGTAAAATATCTCAGTCCTTTCTATGGGGCAATGAATCCTCAGTTCGAGGGAACTGATCCTAGAAAATATGACGATGTTCAAAAAAGTTATGGTTTTTGGATGGTGCCGCCCGATATTGGAACAAAAGTTTTAGTAATATTCATTGACGGTGATCCTAATCAAGGTTATTGGTTAGGATGTATCCCTCATGAATTTCAAAATTATATGGTTCCTGGTATTGCAGCAAGCACCGACGGTTCTGATGTTTATCTAACACCGGAAGAAGAATTAAAATATGGCACCAAAAGATTACCAGTTGCAGAATTCCATAAAAGAAGCTCAAAAACTTTATTAGATCCGGCAAGTCAAAAAAAACCAGTTCATCCCTTTGCAGATAGATTACTAGCTCAAGGATTATTGTTAGACGATATTCGAGGAGTCACCTCTAGTTCTGCACGCAGAGAAGCTCCAAGCAAAGTATTTGGTATTAGCACGCCTGGGCCATATGATACAAATTCATCAAACAAAAGAACTATGGGATACGATGCTAATCGAGGCAACGCTATTCCGGTAAGTCGATTAGGTGGAACATCATTTGTAATGGATGACGGTGACGAAAATGGACAGAACGAACTAGTTCGCATTCGCACTAGAACAGGACATCAAATTCTCATGCACAATTCTAGTGATCTAATTTACATTGCAAACAGTAAAGGAAATGCATGGATTGAGCTTACTTCAAATGGTAAAATAGATATCTATGCTAAAGACAGTGTTAGCATTCATACAGAAAATGATTTTAATTTTCGTGCAGATCGAGATGTTAATATTGAAGCGGGCCGAAACATCAATATGAATGCATTTAGCGGCATTGAAATGAACTGTGTTAACAGATTTAATGTTATTTGTGATAAAGATGGAAAACTAGTATTTGGAGGAAACGCTAATTTATTGGCAAATAGTGATATTAAATTTCAGGCAGGGGCAATTGTTAATCTTGCCAGCGGGGATGCAATGAAATTAAGTGCAGGTGCTACTATGAATATTTCCAGTAGCGATGCAATGAAATTAAGTGCAGGTGCTAATATGAATATTGGTGCTTCTGGAAATATTTTAGAAACTGCTACGCAAATACATATGAATGGTCCGGCAGCCGCACCGGCAGCAGCAGCAGCAACGGCCGATGTGCCCGATAAATTAGATATTTTTAGCTTGCCTAATCGTTCAGATGACTCCGGATGGGCAAACGGACAATTTTATAAATCGGGAAATATTAATAGTATTATGCAACGTGTCCCTACTCACGAACCTTGGGATCACCACGAAAATACTAATCCGACAAAATTTACATCGGCTAATACTGATGTTCAAGTTACTCCTAGGACAGACGGCCCATCTAGCCCTACTGCCGAGCCAGGAGCTACACCAGTAAATGCCACACCGGTAGCAATTCCGGCAAGTAAAAATGCCGGTGCAAATGAAACTTATTTGCAAAGTATTTTAGTAAATGCAGGAGTTAACGATCCTATTAAATTGGCTGCGTGGATGGCTCAATGTAAAGTTGAAAGCGATGGGTTTAGGGCACTAAGAGAATATGCTAGTGGCGCTGAATACGAAGGTCGAAAAGATTTAGGAAATACACAAACAGGTGACGGAGTTCGATACAAAGGTCGTGGATTTATTCAATTAACAGGTCGAGATGTTTATAAAAAGATGACTAAATTCTTTAATGCAGGAATTGATTTTGAAGCACAACCTGAATTAATTGAATCTATTGAATGGGCAGCAAAATCAGTTGTATTTTTCTTTAATGAATATAAGAAGAGCAGAACTGCAAGTGTAGATTGGAATGATTGTTTAGCAGTTACTAAAATAGTCAATGGCGGAACTAACGGTCTAGCAAAACGTCAGCAATATTATGCCGAATATAAAACAAAGTTTCAAACAAGTGGAGTTATTCCACAGGGAACAGTAGGTACTGGATCTAATTCCGTGCTTACAGACAGCTACGGAAATCCTGTTAAAACTGGACAATAAATAATATCATGGCATACAAAAATATTGAAATTAATCCTAGTCAGTATAGTTCTCAGCACACTGCAAAAAAGAGTCAATTTTATATTGGATACAGTTCTGTAGACCCAAATTCAGTAAACACTCGACTTTATGATTTTGATATTATTAAACAGGATATTATTAATCAGTTTAACACTCGAAAGGGTGAAAGAGTAATGAATCCGTCTTTTGGAACTATAATTTGGGATTTAATTTTTGAACCATTTACTGATGATGTTAAACAAGCATTAAGCGATGATATTAGTAGGATATGTAATAGCGATCCTAGAGCAGTTCCTATTCAAATTAATATCAACGAACAACAATATGGTATGTTACTTGAAATTACACTACAATATATTGGTACTGATCAAACAGCAAATATGAAAATGTCATTTGATAAAAAGTTAGGTCTTATTACGCAATAATATACCAACTTAATTAAACCAATAAATACGGTATCAAAGAGATTCTATAATTATGATACCATCAACAACTAATCAGCTTTTAATTGCAGAAGACTGGAAAAAAATCTATCAAAGTTTCCGTAATGCAGATTTTAAAAGTTATGACTTTGAGACATTACGTCGAACAATGATCACTTATCTTCGAGAAAATTATCCCGAAGATTTTAATGATTATATTGATAGTAGTGAATATGTTGCTCTTATTGATCTAATAGCATTCTTAGGTCAAAATCTAAGTTTTCGTATTGACTTAAATGCTCGAGAAAATTTTCTTGAAACTGCAGAACGCAGAGAAAGCATTCTACGTCTAGCTAGATTGATCAATTATAATGCCAAACGAAATATTCCTGCTAACGGCTTTTTAAAAATATCTTCAATTTCTACAACTGAGAATGTGATAGATTCTAATGGAATTAATTTAGCTAATTCTATTATTGGATGGAACGATCCTACAAATTCAAATTGGTATCAGCAGTTTATTTCTATTATTAATGCTTCGGTTACTAATCCTACTGCATTTGGAAAACCGTTGGCTAAAAAAACAATTGATGGAATTCCTACCGAACAATATAAGATTAACACTAATACTACTGACGTCCCTGTTTATTCTTTTGCAAAGAATATTGGAGGAAATCAGATGTCGTTTGAACTAGTTTCGTCTACTTTTGATGGAAAAAACTTCATTTATGAAGAAACTCCTACACCTGCCGCTCAGTTTGGTATTGTGTTTAAGAACGACAACAAAGGTAGTTCCAGTGCCAATACTGGATTTTTCATCCATTTTCGTCAAGGTTCGTTATCTGCTTCTAATTTTTCAGTAACTAGCCCTGTTCCTAATGAAATTGTTGGCGTAAACGTTCCTGACATTAATGACACTGATGTATGGTTGTGGCAGTTATCAGCAGATGGAAAAACTCATCAAACTGAATGGACTAAAGTTCCTGCAATTACTGGTAATAATATTATCTATAATAGTATTAATAAAAATGAAAGAAACATTTACGGAGTTATTACTCGAGAAAACGATCAAGTTGATTTAAGTTTTGCTGACGGTAGTTTTGGTAATTTGCCTACTGGATCTTTTAGATTATATTATAGACAAAGTAACGGTCTGGCTTATACAATTAAGCCAGAGCAGTTAAGCAATATTTCTGTTAAAATTCCTTATACTAGTAAATCGGGTCAAAGTCACTCTTTAAATGTTATTTTGAGTCTTCAATATACTGTTACTAATTCTGCAGTATCAGAAAGCGATGCTAATATTAAATTAAAAGCCCCCCAATCGTATTACACTCAAAATAGAATGATCACTGCTGAGGATTATAATATTGCTCCTCTCAATGTTGATTCTAATATTATTAAAATTAAAAGCATTAATCGATTAAGCAGCGGTATTAGCAAATATTATGAACTTAGTGATATAACTGGAAAATATAGTAAGACAAATATTTTTGCTAACGATGGTGTATTATATAAAGAAAATAAAGAATTTAATTTTGAATTTACTTTTGAATCTAGGAACGAAATATTAGTAGTTGTAAAAAGTCAACTAGGTCCTATTATAAATTCTCCTTTATTGAAATCTTTTTATCTAGATCAATATTCAAGACCTGCAGTATCTGGATATGGATTAAAATGGGTGCAATCAAATAAAACAACTAACCAAACTCGTGGATATTTTGTTACTGATAAAGGACCCATCTCTTTGGGCACTTTTGGCAGCAACTTTATGTCATTTTTTGAACCAGGCGCTTTAATTAAATTTGTTGCTCCCGATAAAAAAGGAGTGCCGCAATACTTTTTACCAACTGGTAAACTAACTTCTATTCAAGATGAAACTACTGTTTCATATATTTGGTCTCAAATTGTTGGAGTTACGGGCGACGGTACTAACAGTGGTTTAGGAAATTTAACAGGGGGAGTGGGACCAGTTATTTTAACAGGCAATATACCCGGCGACGGCTCAATAACTAGCAGTGCAACCCCTGTTGAGATTATTCCTAAGTTTCAGAGTATTTTAGGATATTCATTAGAAAATGAAATAGTTAATCTAGCTTTATCAAAAAAGAATTTTGGTATAAGTTTTGATACACTGACACGCAAATGGTATATTATTTCTGATACTAATTTAGATTTAAAAACTCCATTTAGCCTAATATATCAAAAAGACACTAGCAATATTAATAAAGATTCTAGTTGGATGGTTGCATTTGAGTGGACAGGTCGAAAGTATAAAGTTAGATATAGGACCACAAATTATATTTTTGAAAGTGAAAAAGAAACTGCATTTTTTATAGATAAATCTAAGAAAAATTATGATTTTACAACCGATACTATTATCAAAGATCAAATAAATGTATTATCTATTAACAAACAATCAACTGGCACTAATTCGTTAGGAGTTGATTACAATTGGCAAATTGATAGTGCCGTTATAGAACCTGACGGATACATGGAACCTAAAAAAGTAATGGTTAGTTTTTTTGATAAAAATGATGACGGTCAAATTGACGACCCTGATTCATTTAACAATATTGTTAATCCTGATCATATAAATTTACAAACTGGATTTAAAGATAATTTTGTGTATTTTCAAACACAGGCTGACGGTATGAGATATCAAGTTATTAGCACTTCAAGTTACATTATTTCATATACCAATGAGGCAGATCTTCTACAGGCAGAAACACCAGAAATTGGTCAACTTTATTATTTTTATAATTCAGATGTCAATATAGTTAAACGATATAACAGCACTTATGAATTTGATTTAGAACCGTCTTATTATGCTTTCCCGGGGCGTCGCGGTTTAAAATTTCATTACGTGCATAATAGTGGAGAAGAAAGAAGAATTGATCCTGGAAAAACAAATATAATGGATGTTTATTTGTTAATTTCGTCATACGATCAAGCATATAGAGCTTGGCTTGCATCAGGAACAGGAATTGAACCTCTTCCTCCTACTACACAAAGTTTAGAAGAAAATTATGCTGCAATATTAGAGCCTATAAAGGCCATTAGTGATGAAATTGTATTTCATCCTGCAAAATATAAAGTATTATTTGGAAGTCAAGCAGTTCCACAATTACAGGCTACTTTTAAAGCAGTTAGAAATCCTGCTAAGATCATTAGCACCACTGACATACAAACTAGAATTTTAACAGCAATTGAAGATTTCTTTAAAATTGATAATTGGAACTTTGGACAAACATTTAATTTTAGCGAACTATCTACATATGTAATGAATTTGATGACTCCGGACATAACTAATTTTGTTATTGTACCTAAGATGGATTCTAATTTTGGTAGTTTATATCAAATTACATGTGCCGGAGATGAAATATTTGTCAGCGGAACAACAATTAATGATATACAAGTAATTGATAATCTCACCGCGTCAGAATTAAAATCAACAAGTATTTCGAGCAGTTAAGGAAATAAGTCACAATGGCTAATAATAAAAATATCGATAAGCAATCAATTAATCTATTACCTACATTTTTTAGAACAGATAAAAATCAAAAGTTTTTATCTAGCACATTAGATCAATTAACCAAAACTCCT